GGGGAGCCATAACCGATATGCTTTCCACTGGCTGCGGCATGGACCTAATCCTATCCGCAACAGACCCTAAACCAAAGGAGATTACAGTCTATGACTCAAGAAATTCCGAAGACGTCAAGAGCCAGACTCCTCGAACTTCCAATCCAGATCGAAACAAATAACTTCTGCACCAAACACAAAGACTGCCAAGAAAGCAAAGCTATCATGGAGGGCCTAAACAGCCTCATCAAAACCACCTCGAGGGGGTTGGTAGCTTTCACCTTGGCCGAATATTTAATAAGAATATTCGTCAAAGACGGCTTCGAACAAAGTCTTTGCGGCGGTCAGAGCGAAGAAAGACTCAAAGCCGGCATACGTCACTACATCGAAACAGCTTTCGAATACGTGCGCGAAACCGAACTCGAACTTATAGAAACCACCAACATAGTAAACAGCAAAGGATTTCACTAAGATGATAAAATCAGATCCTTTCTCATCTCACAAACCTCTAACCAAAGCAAAGCTCGAAAACTTCTCCAACCCCGAATTCGCTCACATACAGCGGAACGTACTCGAGCTGATAGCTGCCATCGACAAGCAACAAGCTAATGGACAACACACTCTCACAACCTTGACTGAACTTGTAGCTAGAACAATCCTAACCTACAGCAAAACCCCCGCACACGCGCTTGCAATCTACGAAGCTTTTTCCAGCAGCCTCATGCTGATGCTGGTGGCTATATCTAAAAAGGAGCCTTCAAATGCAGAAAACTAAAATTATCATCCTTAGCACCGCAGCTGCAAAGGATCTCGAACAACTCTTACCTTCAATCCCCATCCTAGGCAAAGAACTCAACAACTTCGTTCACGATATCCGTGCTCAGCTCCAACTCGCTCTCATGACGCCCGGCGAAAAGACTCAGCTTACAATTGAGATCTATCCCGTCGCTTCGGAGAACTAAATGCTTAAAGCTAAGTACCATATAAGAGAAAGCAACCATATACTCTACCTCGACAGCTTCCATCTCAAAGAACTAACCTTCCCGCTGGTTATTGTTATGCCAGATGAGATGGTTACTAAACGCAAGTGGTGGCAGTTTTGGGAACCTGAGTGGATTGAAAAAGAAGCCCTTAGCTTCTATGACAATCAAACCCGCGTAGCCCATCTTACACAAACCGACTACGGCATCTATAGAGCTGCCGTAGCCGCACGAAACAAGGACACTTCAAATGGCAGTTAAATACGAGAGACAAATCCCAGATCCAGTAATGAAGGATATCTGGGATAAAAGCATAGCGCAATCTCAAAGGATCCCGCTCAAAACCCGGTCCGAGTTCCAGCGCTTACGCTTTGCCTTATATCATTGTAGAAAAGTCCTCGAAGCTCTTAACGATCCTCTCTACGACATGATTAAGAACTTCAGCATCTCATCAGAAAAACTCCCCGACGGAACCTTTCAGCTCACCGTCGGTCCTGCAGACGACAAGCTTAAAACCTATCTCGAGACCCTCGGCTTCGGAAAAGGTAAAGACTCCGACGATATCGACCCTGACCTAGACCCAACAAAGGAATAGACAAAATGGCTAGCCTTAGCAATACCCGCTATACCATCCGCAGAGCAGCAAAGATCTCAACCGGCAACTACGAAAACACAGACGTTAGCGTCGAGATCAGCGAAGATTACAACGAAGCTGTTGGCTTAACCGAGCCCGAACACATAGCCTCAATCATCGCCCGAGCTGACTCTGCACTCAAACGTAAGATCGACGAGATCGAACTCGGAAAAAGAGAAAGCTCAAGCAAAGCTAAGAGGTTCGGGGTATGAGCGAGAAGCGTTTAAAAGATCCTTCATTACGGCAAGTGCTGCAGCTTATCGAAGGTCTTGAAGCTAAAGAAGTATCGGCCAAAAGCCGCAATCTCGTCGGTGCAAACACCATCTACAACTGGCGAAAGGGCCGCGTCTCACGGCCCCAGCACTACACTCTAGAAGCTGCACTCAACGCCGCGGGCTATACCTTCGGCATAATCAGGAAAGGATCTAAATGACTTGCTCGACGTAATCAGCCTTCTAATAGCCAGCACGGCCTTATTCATAGCTGTGCTGGCTTGTTTCATCGCAATCCTAACCATCAAACTTTTAAGGAACATTCTCAAATGAGACAGCGCACAGTCCGTGAAGGCTCGAAAGATCTCGAAATCTTCGCCAAGCTCCTCAACGCCGGCGAGATCTACGTTCAAGCTATAAGCGAAAATTCCACTATCAAACAGCTCCGTTTCATCGGCCACGGGCAGACCTACGAGATCCGTATGCAGTACAGCGACACCTTCTTCCGCTTACTGCCTGATCTCGAGCCCGAAAGCCACTGGGTCATTGGCACTCTTTACGGCAAGCCGATCGAGCAAAAGTTCGACAACGAAAGCGAAGCCCGTAACTGGATGCGTGAACTCGACGTGGCAGGTCTCGAATACGTCAAGCGCGGCGGAGATAAGGAAGCGGACGAAAATGAGGAGATTCTTTTCTAATGCCAGCCATCAGCTATATCGACTACTCCATCCTTCCTTCGCATATGCGTGAAGGAGCTAAGCGTTACATCGAAGAAGGGATCTTTCCAGGTTCCTTCCTCACCCATATCTTCGAAAACGACTTTGTCCACGCGGCCGCAACAGCTGACCCCATCAACCAGCAAAGCCTCTACAACTACGCCGAGTTCCTCTACACGCAAGCACCTTCTGCTTGCTGGGGCTCTGCTAGTCGTATGCAAGAATGGTCAGCTCATATGAGAAAGGAAAAGAACGAAGGGCTAGAACAACAAGGGGACAACTTTTCACAGAAATCGTGATTTGACACGGCCCCATCTTTTGTCTTATAGTTTGTCCCTGAGTCACCAAATCCGCGCGCTTTTAGCCTTCTCAAGAGCCGCGCGGCTTAACAAGATAGAGAAGTGGCCGTGCGTTTCTCCATCTTGTTTGCGAGGCAGGTTTTTTCCCTCTGTCCTGCCTCGCAGCTAATAGCTGGCGCGTAGCGTCGGCTGGTCCGGGAGAGAGAAGGCGGTTGTATCAGCCCCGCCTTCTCTCTTTTTTCACAAACTGGAAGAGTTATGACAGGTATTAAAAGAGCTGAACGCACCATAGCTAAGAAGGTCTATTTACCTGAGAGCTTAGCCGGTACGATCGACCTTCTTCTCGTAGACGATATGCGTCGCAAGCCGCGCTACGGTGCGTTTTCGCAACTTGTAACCAAGCTACTCAACGAGTACCTCGCTCAGCTCAAAAGCGCACAACGCGCTAGAGGAAATGTAGCTCTACCTCCACCTTCACCAGAGGAATAACCTAGATGCCGCCAATCGATATCGATAGCCTCACCCCAGTCGATCAAATGGACCACCTCGCGCTCTCGCGCGAGTTTATGGAACTTCAGCAAGACGTAATCCGCTCGAACGAAATCGAAGCTAAAGAGCGTGAAGGCCTCCCCATCAACGAATCCGAACGGGAGTTTCTCGCAACCATCCCGGCTAAGATGCGCCGGGCCTGCGAGATAACCCGCGTCCTTCGGCGGACGAATACCGGACCTGCTAAGGTCAAGGAAAAGAAAAGCGCAAGCCGGGCGAAGCTTGCTCAAGCCGAGATAAACAAACTCATGGATATGTAAGGGCTCGCTTTGCGAGCCCAGCGGGGGTTTTGGGGAAATGATATTTCAGCTCGTAGTCAATGTTTGCCTAATTGACGCCCCGGCGTCCTGCCACACCGAATACCTTACCTCCACCGCACCTAGTTTAAGCCAGTGTTTAGGCGATATGCCTTCACTGGCTAAATTCATTTCCGACCACCCAAAATTCGTCATTCGCAACTGGCACTGTAACCGAGAAGGTAAAAAAGAGGCTGATCTATGACAGAGAAAACCAACCATCCATTATACTTCATGGGACGCAAGATCGGAACCTACGACAGCGTAGATATCTATCCTGAAACCGGAATGAAGATTTTCAAATTCCAACCCGACGCAAAATGCACCTTACCTGCCGGCACACTCTTTATAGATTTCGGCCGCGGTACGGCCAGACCAGTCAGTTCTACTCCTGACCTAAGCGAGCCGATCGATATAATCGAAGCCATAAGTTCCTGCGACAAGGTAACAGAGAAAGAATTTGCGGATGAGACTTCAGCAATCGAAGCAGTGGATGAAGACGAGGAAGAATAACAAAGATGAATACTTCGTTCTTCCATTCATAATCTTAGGTTTCACTCTAAGCCTCGTAATCTCCCTCTGGGGTATAGTTCTTAGTTTCTTCTGATGCGACATTACGAAAGCTATACCCGTAAGTGGACTAAGGCGGAGGTTGAATACCTCCGCCAAAACTACAAACTAAAGCTCTACGCTGACCTCGCCAGAGAAATGTCCGAGCGTTTCTCCCGCCAGATTAGCGAAGCCTCTTTAATCGGTAAAGCCAACCGTCTCGGATTGAGAAAAGGACGACAATGCCAAGCCCAGCGACCATACTCGACCCTGAAGCCCCGCTACCGCAGTTCATCGACAGCTCCATGCTATCCACGTTCAGGAGCTGTCCGCGTAAATTCTTCTGGCAATATGTGCACAACCTCCGCGCTCCTGGATCTAGTATCCATCTTGCTGCCGGCTCTGCTTTCGCTGCAGGTCTCGAAAGCCTGCGAAACTTCCAAGCCCTACACCCAACCGAGCCTATTCATGCTGAGGTGCTTTGGCAAGCGGCCGTCCCGGCCGCGTTAAAGGCTTGGAACGACTTCCCGCTCGACCTGATGGAAGATAGCCCAAAGAACATCCACAACGTACTTTATGCTTTGGAGCTTTATCTCAATGAGTTTCACCCCTTTTACGACGAAGTACAGCCGCTGGTCATTACACAACCTGACGGAAGCCAAAAGGTTACGACAGAGTTCAGCTTTGCCATACCTCTGCCTGTCAACCATCCTAACGGTGATCCTTTCATTTATGTGGGTCGTTTCGATCTACTTGGTCAGTACAAAGTCAATAACCTTCTTGTCGTTTTGGACGATAAAACTACTGGAAGCCTCGGGCCATACTGGCTGAAACAATGGGACATGCGAGGTCAGTTTTTAGGCTATCTATGGGCTTGTAGAAAACTCGGCTACAATGTTTCGAACGTAGTCGTCAGAGGTACCGGACTGCTTAAAACTGATACTAACTTTCTATCTCACCCCTTATCGTACCCAGACATCCTCATCGAGCGCTGGGAACAAGAACTATACAACTCCCTCGAGCTGCTAAAAGCCTTCCACTCACAAAACTACTATCCATATAACTTCGCCGATGCTTGTAGTTCTTATGGCGGTTGTCCCATGCAGCAGCTCTGCCAAGCCAAGGAACCCGAAGATTGGCTCAACAACTACGTGGTAGAAAAATGGAACCCAGTTGCGGAAGATTAGAAGGAAGCTAAACCAATGCCAAAACCCAAATCCTACGTCGTAACCAAACAGACCCAGACACCGATCTACCACGACAAGCTCACCGCTATCAACGCCGCGAAGAACGCTGCGAAGATGTATCCCGGAACAGCCTATCATGTTTCCGAGGTAAAGGAAAACTACACCTACGAAGAGCCTGAGAAAAAGGGCAAGTTTAAACGCAGATATTTCAAACCAGAGGAGCGTAAAGATGACGAAGTTTAAACGCATCACAGACTATACTGATGAAGAACTCGAAGCTGGTATCTCCGGCGGTATAGAAGAATGTTCACGCGTCGGCTTAGACTTCTACACCATCCTCAAAGGTATAGATTCTTATTTCGAAAAACGCAACCGTAAGCTAACCAAGGAACTTCAAAATGCCGTCGAAAAGCGAACAAGTAGACCAGCTTCCTGAACTCAATGAGTTCCAGCAGATCATGCTCAGCAACCTACAAGCCGCTGCGCAAAGCGTTATCTCAGGTAAGCTCACCAGTCTTGGCCTCATCTGCGGTCAAGACGAAGCTTTCAACGTCCAATACGCCGGCAGCAACCTTGCAGGGCTTAAAACCGCCTCCGACCAGCTTTCCAAAATGCTGCTCGAAGAAATCTTCAAGCCGCAGCCTCCGTTAAACTTCGCCCCTATAAACCCTAACCAAAAGAACTAGCTCATGACAACTGACGCCCCAGCAATTCTCGATATAGGCGAAGTCGGCTCAGGTAAAACCTGGGCCATTAGCACTCTCGCTGACAAGCCCAACGACCTAGACGTTTTCGTAATCCTAACCGAACCCAACGGATTGGAGTCCCTTCTCAATGCCTGGCAAAAGAAGAACCTCCCGATCGAAAAGCTCCACTGGCGACAAGTCACTCCGGCGCGAGTCGGCTTCGAAGGTCTTATCGCTCAGGCAAAGCTCGTCGCAATGGCAGATCAAAAGTTCCTTAGCGACCAAAAGCCCACCAACAACCGAGGAAACTCCAAGTGGATCGACCTCCTCGGAGCCTGCCACAACTTCGTATGCGAGCGAGATGGAAAATCCTATGGCTCCATTACTGAATTCGATCCAACTCGCGCAGTCATTATCGACAGTCTATCTGGGCTTAACCTTATGGCTATGGACGTCACTATTGGGGATAAAGCTACAGCCAATCCCGGGGAGTGGGGAATAGCTATGAAGCTGCTGGAGAAGTTCCTCATAACCCTAACCTCCGGCTTGAAATGCCCACTAGTCATTACAGCCCATATGGAAAAAGAACTCGAAGAAAATACCGGGCTTACAAAGATCATGGTCAGCACCTTAGGTAAAAAGCTGGCCCCTACAATTCCGAGATTCTTCTCGGAAGTCGTGATGAGCTATCGCGAAGGAACAGAGTTCTACTGGTCCACAAGTGCGGCGAACGTAGCTTTAAAGAACCGTTCGCTGCCCATAGCTCCGAAGCTAAGTGCGGATTATACCCCAATCATCAAAGCTTGGAAACAACGCATCAACTTCGCACAAACACCAACCAACCCAACCAAAGGAAGCTAACCTATGTCAGGTGTATTTGACCCAGATCAGTTTATGCAGGAAGAAGTATCCGGCGCTAACGACACCACCTATCCGACTCTCCCTGCGGGAGAGTATATGGGGGTAATCGCAGACGTGAAGGTCCGTCAAACCGAAGGCAAGGATGGAAAGAGTTTCTATCCGGCCGACATTACCTGGGACCTCATCAATGTCGATCCAAAGGTACTCGCTGACCTTGGTCGGGATAAAGCTACGGTCCGCCAGTCCGTATTCCTCGACCTCTCTGATAGCGGCGGTCTTGACCTTGGCAAGGGCAAGAACGTACAGCTTGGACGGCTTCGCGAAGCGCTCGACCTCAACACTCCTGGGTTTTCACTTAGAAAACTCGTTGGTGCAGGTCCCGCCAAGCTGGCTGTGACCCTCGCCCCCGACCGTAACGGCACCCCGCGCAACAATGTGCAGAGTGTTGGAAAAGCTGGCTAAGAACCTCTAATGACGAATCTAAGGCGTCGGACACCCGCTGAGCAGACAGAGTTGAGCGTACAGCTCATGCCGCTGTTCGATGCCTTAGACCCTAGAGTCAGGAGACGGCTTTGCGACGTCGATGTAGATATTGTAGATCTTATCGAAATAGCTAAGCTGCCTCCTGATTACGTTTTGCAACTCATTGACCAATGGGAAGCCCACGATCGCGCTAACGCCACCTACGCCTATTAAAGTACGGGAGATTAAAAGTGAAAACCTTGCCTATAAGCCAAGTAATAGTAATGGACCGCCAGAGAAAAGAGATAGGACCTAAGGCTCTTGAAGAGCTAGCTCGTTCCATCCATTCCAAAGGGCTCTTCCATGCTGTTGTTATCTCGCAAGAGGAAGATGGCTCTTACCGCCTCCGGGCCGGCGAGAGACGGCTCCGGGCGATGGATAGTCTACACGCAAGCAGTTTACCGTTCTCCCATGACGGGCAGCTTGTTCCTGAAAATCACGTCCCCTATACACTTATTTCCGATCTGGATGAAGCTGATCTCTACGAACTCGAACTCGAAGAAAACCTCCGGCGAGAAGATCTCACCTGGATGGAAGAGACTGAGGCGAAGGCTAATCTGCACAAACTCCGCAAGAGCGAAAACCCTCTCCAGACTTACAAGGAAACCGCTCTAGAAGTAGCTGAGCTCAAAGGCACCACCCACGCACATGAGAAGCAAGCGGTAGCTAAAGCCGTTCTCATCCAAGAACACAAGAACAACCCGCGGGTTAAGAAAGCTAAGAGCGCCGAGGAAGCCATGCGGGCGATCCTCGATGAAGGTGAGCAGAAGTTCTTAGCTCGCCTGAATATGTCCACCATAAACCAAGCAACCTCACCTCATAAGATCATCAAAGGCGACTGCCGTGAAGTGCTTAAAACCCTCCCCCCAGCCACGATCAACACCATCATATGCGACCCCCCATATGGGATTGAAGCTCACAATGCTGGGCAAGAGTCGAAGCACTTCTACGATGATAGCGCAGATAACGCCCTCGACATCTGCAAAACCATTCTTCGTGAAGGTTTTCGGCTTGCCTCTTCACGCGCTACGCTTTTCATGTTTTGTGACATTGACCATTTTGTAGAGCTGAGAACCTATGCCGCACAACAAGCCTGGACAGTATTCCGTACTCCAATCATCTGGGATAAAACCCGCGGCTCTCGCGCGCCCTGGGGGCGGGCGGGTTTTCAACGTAGCTATGAGATTATACTCTTTGCGGTTAAGGGTCAAGACGAGCTGGTCTATCCTGGCGGTCGCGACATTTTATCCTTCCCTCAAGATAATAAAAACGATCGGACTCACGCTGCGAACAAACCTGAGGAACTTTTAGATGTCCTACTCAAGCTTACGACACTTCCGGGCGAGGTTGTACTTGACCCCTGCGCGGGTAGCGGTTCTATCATACCTGCAGCCGACCGAAGAAAAGCTCGCACTATCTGTATCGAACTTGATGAGACATATTACGCACAGGCTATGGGTAGACTCTCTATCGAACCCCGCGAAGTTGAAGAGCTTACGCCGTCAGCTTCACTACCAGAAGTAGACGAGCTAGAAGAACAAGCCCATCTCGAAGGTCACCCGAATAAAAGCGGATTTCACCCTAAATGAACGAGAGAGCAATCCTGGCCATATGCCCTTGCGAGTGCGAGTGCGGAAACAAGTGGACAGAACAAGAGCTTATAATCCGTACCGACAAAGGCTATAACTATGATCTTAGTTATTCAACCTACGAGGACATCTTCCATAAAAGACTTCTCGTAGAAGGTGTGCGGATGCATCCAGCAAGAAAAGCCCCCGTATGCTATAGATGCTGTCAAGCACCTCAATCCACCCAAGGTTGGCTCGACGTCGCACCAGACACGCCGTATTACGATCCGCAAACTGAGTCTATGCGCCAAGCCTGGGAGGTTCCGAAAGGACCTCGAAGGACTAAGCTAAACCGACTTTCGGAGTCTGAACGTGAAGAAAAAGCCCAGGCAACAATCCAAAACCTTTTAGATATGGATTAGAAGGAAAAGCTAAATGTCCAGCGATCCACACTGCCCAAAATGTCACGGAACCGGACAGTACGTTCAGACTGAAGACCTGCATAGAAGCGCCGGAGTTGTACCATGTTATTGCAGAGCGAACTCGACCCCTTCCTCTATACATCCGGACCACGATCTCTTGGGACAGTCCTCATTGTCGGCGAAGCTTGGGGAGCAGAAGAACTCCGCGAGCGGAAACCTTTCGTCGGATATAGTGGAAAGGAACTTGATCGTATTCTCTTTGATGCAGGAATCAATCGATCAGATTGCCTCTGTACTAACCTCGTCGATGGTCATCCGGAAGGAAATGACTTCACTCAATACCTCGAACCAAACTCCAACAAATCAGCCGTTGACATACGTGGAGTTAAGCCCCGATCAATGCTACGCGCTGGCTATGATAAGCTCGAAGCTCTCATTGATCGCGTCAAGCCTAAGCTTATTATCGGTTGTGGGAACTGGCCGCTTTGGGCACTCACCGATCATGCAAAGGTTAGCACTCAAAAGGGCTTTAAACTCCCTTCAGGAATAATGAGCTGGAGAGGCTCTCAAACCTACACCAGAGAGATAGCAAATGTCAAGTACCCTTATCTACCTATCATCCATCCTGCTAGTATTATGCGTGATTGGAGCCTTCGTAATACTACATGCCAGGATTTGCGCGCTAGAGCTAAGCGTTTTCTTGACGGAAAAACAACTTGGGCAGCTCCAAACTATGCAGTACTTGCAGATGGAAATTATGCTCCTCTTGAAGAACAGCTCCGAGCCTGGATTGCAGAAGCAGATAGAAGATCTAATTCTGACCCACTCTGGCTTGCAGTCGACGTTGAAACCTGGAAGCGTAGGTATCTAGCTGTCGTAGGTATAGCCGATGAACGGATGGCAATATGTATACCCTTCTTCTACTTCGATAACGAAGGGAAGATGGTTGATTGCTTCGATCTTGAAAAAGAAAACACTCTTAATCAGCTCATCCGGCATCTTCTATCACATCCGATGGTTAGAATTACGAACCAGAACTATTCCTATGATTGGCAGTATCTTTATAGATATCTTGGTATCGAAACCACGCCAAGCTTTGACACCATGCTTGCACATCACCTTCTTTGGCCGGGCACCCCGAAGTCTTTGGACTATCTGGCCTCGCTCTACTGCGATCACTATTGTTATTGGAAAGACGAAAGCCAAGATTGGGATGCAAAGAGCCAGCATGAAGATATGTGGCTCTACAACTGCAAAGATACAAGAAAGACCTACGAGATTACCTTTGCGTTAAAAGAAATCCTAGCTAAACTACCCGGAATGCCTGAACGCTTTGAGTTCCAAATGGATCAATGGAGGCTCGCAAATGAAATGGGTAGACGTGGCGTTCGTTGGGATAGTATGCGCGCTACTAGCTTTCTCAGTGATCTTAGCAACTTGTCTAGACAACTCTCTACCTGGCTCAACGACTGTATGCCTGAAGACCTGCGGTTCGTGCCATCTACTGGGAAGCCGTGGTTCACTTCAACGCACCACACACAATACATCTTTTATGACCGTCTCGGCATCGCACCTATAATGCACAAGAAAACCAAACGCCCTACAATGGATAAAGAAAGCTTTGAGCAGTTAAAGAAAAAATCTCCCTGGATCGGACCAATGCTAGACAAGATCAAACTCTACCGTTCAATCGAGGTATACAAAAACAACTTTCTAAACTCAACTCTCGGACCTGACGGGCGTATGCATCCGTCTTTTAACGTGGGTGGAACCGAAACCTTTAGATGGTCATCGAGTTCCAATGCCTTTGAAGAAGGGATGAACTTGCAAAACATCCCTAAACTAGACGAGGATTAAGGGGAATACCAGCTAATGAGCCTAAAAATCTACGGACCTCAAAATCGCGAATGCGATAAGATGCACGCTGAAAAGTATCGTTCACCGAATGAAACTTTCAAAGCTGCAATGACTCGCGTTGCTTCAGCTCTTTCGGAGAATGACGTTGGTTTTAAGTCATCTAGAGAAATCCTTCTTAACATGCGATTTCTCCCTGGCGGGCGAATCCAGAGTGCGATTGGAAGCATCAAAGCTACAACCCCATATAACTGCTACGTTAGCGGGACTATCGAGGACAGCTTTACCGCTGGCTCTGGCTCTATTATGGCCCGAGCTACAGAAGCGGCTAATACAATGCGCATGGGAGGTGGGATCGGATATGATTTCAGCACGCTCCGACCTAGAGGAACCCTCATTAAGAAGCTACAGAGTCATAGCTCTGGACCCATCCCCTTCATGGAAATTTTCGACGCAGTTTGTCGAGCAACAAACTCTTCAGGTGCGCGACGAGGAGCACAGATGGGTGTACTCCGGGTCGATCATCCTGACATTGAGGAGTTCATCCGAGCTAAACAGAACTCGACCTTCTTAACCGGCTTTAACATAAGCATCGCCGTAACCGACGAGTTCATGCAAGCGGTAGAGGAAGATAAGGAGTTCGTCCTAAGATGGGGACCAATCGAGTATCGAAGCGTTTGGGCCAGGCAGCTATGGGACCTTATTATGCGGTCAACCTTCGACTGGGCGGAGCCAGGTGTTCTGTTCATCGACCGCATAAACGAAATGAACAACCTGTATTATTGCGAAAAGATAGCAGCCACAAATCCGTGTGGCGAGCAACCTCTACCTCCGTATGGAGCATGCCTCCTCGGCTCATTCAACTTGACGCAATATTTAACACGAAATGGCTTGGACTCACCGTGGCAGTTCGACTACGAGCAGCTATCGTTAGACATTCCTCATGTAGTGCGGATGATGGATCGCGTCATAGATATAGCAAGGTATCCGCTACATGAGCAAGAACAAGAAGCTATCTCCAAACGCCGAATGGGGCTCGGCATTACAGGAGCTGCAAACGCTATTGAAGCACTTGGGCATAGCTATGGATCTTCCCAATTCCTCTCTACTCTTGCAGCAATTATGCGTCTCATACGGGACTCAGCCTATGAAGCATCTGCAAGACTTGCTGCGGAAAAAGGAAGCTTCTCATTGTACCGCAAAGATGCCTACCTCTCCGGGGAGTTCATCCAAACACTGCCAGAGTATGTTAGAGATCTCATCTCCGAGCATGGGATCAGGAACTCACATCTTCTGTCTATCGCACCTACAGGCACGATCAGTTACAGCGCTGATAATGTTAGCTCAGGAATTGAACCAGTCTTTGCCCATGAGGTCGAACGAACGGTTATCGACGCTTCAGGTTCAAAGCAGGTCATTCTTCGAGATTATGGCACAGAGTATCTGGGAATACGTGGCAAAACAACCGAAGAATGCACAGTGGAAGATCATCTCAATGTTCTTGTCACAGCTTCTCGATACGTTGACTCCGCTGTCAGTAAAACATGCAATGTGCCAAAAGACATCGGGTGGGAGAGCTTCAAAGACCTCTACCTCCGGGCGTGGCAGAACGGCTGTAAAGGCGTTACCACCTACCGCAAGGGCGGTAAGCGGGAAGGGATACTTAAAGAGATCAAAGAGCAAGACGATGACGCAGCGCAAGAGCAGCCGTTAGTTCATGAAGCTTGCACCTTCGATCCTCTAACTGGTAGGAAGAATTGTGAGTAGCTGCAACCACTGTAACGGAATAGGTAAGGTGAGGATAGTCTATGACAATCCTTATGTACCAGATCAAGTAAACTATCGTGTCGAAGCTTGTCAGCATTGTGAAGGAAAAGGATCTACAATGGGCAAAAGTGTATTCGACCAGAAGTGGCACAGAGGTACTTTGTTTGGAGCTAGACAGCAAGTCATCCAGCTCGAAAGTGAGTTCCTTGTCGATCATGGTTGGAGAGCTGGAACTATAGCTAATCTCGGGCTGTCCGCTGGCATCGTGACCTGGTACAAAACCATCAACGGCGTCCAGTGTATGTGTGATAAAGATACAGCTTTGGAGATTGCACATGCTGAGCTGTTCGACAAGGGGCCAAGTGCCCCGGCACCCACTTATGCCCCTATGGAGCCAGCTACCAACAATGCAACGGAACCAGCGAAAGCGCAAAGTGAGCAGGTGGTGGAGGTGCCAGTCGCTAGCGGTCCAGGGGGGCGATATGCCTAAAAGTGAACTACAAGAGCTTGCGGTCGAACTTCTAGCCGAGACCGAGAAAGCATACCGCCTATCCGACGGAACCAAAATTGATTGGTTTCCGAAAAGCCAGTGCGAGCTGGAGCAGAACTCCGATCGTACTTATACCTTAACATGCCCTGAGTGGCTTCTCAAGGATAAGGGCTGGATCTAAATGAAGGACGATGAACATGGCAAAGGGCCAGAAACCCAAGCAGCCACCGAAACCGCCGAAGGGCGGTTTCCCGCCGAAAGGCGGGACCAAGATGCCGTATCCCCCGAAGTAACCGGGAAGATATGCAAAAAATGCGGGCGGTGGAGACCTCTCCACCGCTTCCGCAAAGCCATAAACAAAGCCAACACAAAAAAGACCTACTATTATAACGTGTGCAAATATTGCGAAGCTGAGTATTCCCGCGAGTGGTGGGATACCAACATGCGCCGTTATCGCATTGTATGCCCTTGCTGTAACTCAACTACAAGAAAGCGAGATAAGCTCAATGTCCTTCCGGATGCCGCCGATCCGAAAACTGATCTTGCCCGATCCTGGGCACTTAATTATAGACGTAGACCTATCTGGCGCAGACGCCCAGGTGGTCGCGTGGGAAGCTGGCGACGAAGATCTTAAAACGGCTTTCAAAGCTGGGGTTAAGATCCACAAGAAGAACTTTGAGGACTTCTGGCAGAAGCCCTTTAAAGAAGAATATAAATACCAGATCCAACCAGGGCATATCTACTCGCCCTATGATGAAATGAAGAGAGCTGTTCATGCCACAAACTACGTCGCCTATCCCCGCACTGTCGCAGTCACCTTACAGTGGAAGATTGTTGAAGCTGAAAATTTTCAGCGAAGATGGTTCCAACTTCATCCTGGAATTTTACAATGGCATAGACGTGTCGAGAAGGACCTTCAGCTTACAAGAACTATCTCAAATCGGTTCGGCTATCGACGTGTCTATTTTGAACGCCCAGCGGAAGTGCTCAGCGAAGCTGTTGCCTGGGGTCCCCAAAGTACAGTCGGACTCGTTACAGCCAAAGCCGGGGTCAATCTCCACAAAAACGTCCCCTGGCTCCAAGTCTTAATGCAGGTCCACGACTCTCTCGTTTTCCAGATCCCTTATGCGCGCTACACCTCAACCTCAATGGAACTTGTCAAACGCCACATTCACCTACCCGTACCATACCCTGATCCTTTAACTATCCCTTGGGGCATTGCAGTTTCAGACAAATCTTGGGGCGACTGCAAAGGTGTGAAGTGGGAGGAGCTTAGCGAGCCGTGGCGAGAAACTACAAAAACTGGATAGAAGCATATGTCCAACATACAAGGTATAGCGAAAGTCCAGATAACTTTCACTTCTGGACAGGAGTTGCAACTGTTGCCGGGGCGCTCAGGCGTAGAGTATGGATTGACCAACGTATCTTTCAATGGACGCCAAATTTCTATATCATCTTGGTCGGACCTCCGGGAGTTGCTGCTAAGTCTACCAGTGTCCGACAAGGACTATCTATTCTTGAGAAAGTTCCTGGAATATACTTCGGACCTCAGTCTATGACTTGGCAAGCTCTTGCCACAGCTATGGAAAATGCAACTGAAAGTGTCGAGGTCGATGGCGAAGGTCATATACAGAGTTGCCTTACAATCAGCATCTCTGAACTTGGAACCTTCCTCCGAGCTGACGATGACGAACTACTCAGCACTCTCATTGCGATGTGGGATGGCCAAAAGGAAGCCTGGAGACGTAGTACAAAAACCCAAGGAGATACAGTTGTACAGAATCCTTGGATCAACCTTATTGGCTGCACCACCCCCGCGTGGATTAGGGCCAACATCCCTAACTCTATGGTCGGAGGAGGTCTTACCTCCCGCATCATCTTCGTCTACGGCGAGAAGAAACGCCAGTTCGTAGCTTACCCCGGACAGCAAGTTACAAGTTCTGACTATGCTGAAGAAGAAAGGCTTCTCGCAGAGGATCTTTGCGAGATAGCCCAACTCGCCGGCGAATACCAACTAGACGCATCTGCAATCGAGTGGGGATCTAAATGGTATGAACACCTCAACACACATCGACCAGAACATCTACAGAGTGAGCGCTTCGATGGCTATGTTGCAAGAAAGCAAACGCACCTACACAAGGTGGCTATTGTTTTTGCTGCTAGCCAACGTGACTCTCTCGTCGTTACTCGTGAAGATCTTATCCTTGCTGATAAGGTACTAAGAGTAACCGAAAACGATATGATTAAAGTCTTTCACTCGATCGGGGTTAGCCCTGGTGCAGCTATCTCGCAAGAGATCCTCACTCGTATCCGTAACGCAAAGAAGATCTCCTACTCTTTGCTGTGGCGGGAATGCTCAGCTACGATACCTTTGAAAGACTTCGTAGATGCGATTAAGGGCCTGCTAGAAGCCGGACAAATCCGGCTTCAGCAAGAAGCTAGCGGCAAACTTGTATACTACATAAACCCCGAGGTTACCGAACCCGCTTAGATTCCAAAAGACCTGGTACAAGCTGCTTCGTCTGTTGTTGCAGCATGTACTGGTTCTTTTGCAAAGGAAGGTCCATCTGGGTTTTCTCAATATTCTTCATCCGGGTTTTAATTCCAGACACAAACTTACTTGCGATAATAGACTGGTCGGGGATGCCAGCTGCCTTTACATCCGCGTTGTATTGTCGTATTCCAGCTACAACTGCATTAGCTGCTTGCGTATCCTTAAGCCTCAAAGCCCTAGTAAGATCTGCTGCAAGCTCTAGCTTCTTCGCAGCATAGAACTGTTTAGTATTGTTTTCGATCTCATAAGCCTCATAGCTTTCATTAGCCACCCTCGGTCGCATCCCAAGAGCTTGCGCGATAATCGTAGACCTATCTGCGGGATCGCTCCAATCTAGCTTCTGCGTGACCGCCCCGTTAGGTGCAGTCAAACCTCCCGCTTGCGCAGTCCTATATGCATCTACCATAGCTCTCAAGCTTCGCGGTAAGACCTTCTGCCATTGAGCTTGATCTCCGCTATACGGCGCACTAGCCATATATTGCATCCAAGGGAAGAACACCCCGAGACCTGGACCTGCTACGTCTTGCAACACCTTTGTAGCCGTATTCTTATATGCATCTGGATCAGCTCCTGCATTAGCCAACCCGTTCATCATATCGGCGAAGCCAGGTATAATATTTCCCATACTACCATTTGCGCTTACATCGAACTGCGGCCAGCCCATGTGTTCGCCCAGCAACGACAAGCCGAAACCGTAACGGCTAATACCATGCAAGAACAAATCCGGACCTGTCTTGTCAAAAATCGTACCTTCAGTATGATCTCGGACGAATTGCCGTGCAGCCTTTTTAAGATTGAAATCCTTTCCAAAAACCTTAACTGCCATATAGTGAACTAAGGCATCTAGATCGTCCGCCCCCGGCAGTCCCATCGCGCCATAGAGAGCGCCCATGATAAGCAGCTGTTTGAAGCGTCCTGGATTATTAGCTAAGGCAAACATCATCTGTTGCGTATACATAAAGTATATACGTGTAGCTTGCGCCACAGGACCCCTCAACCACTTAGGTCTATCCCAAGACTGATATACGAACTGCGTTCGGTCGACGGCTTCTCGAGCTACGAGAAACGCACTGGCTTGCTCCGCCGTCATCCCCGTCCGGCCCATTACGTCAGCCCAGTCACGATGCTTAGCTGTCGTAAGATCTATCACATGTCTGTGGTTGGGGTTTTGCAAAGCTAGCTTATACGCCGTTTCGAAAAGCCACTCACGGTTAAATCTTTCCGTCTGCCCGAACATCCAGGCACCCCAGTAGCTTACGTTACGCAGAGCCTCCTGTGCTCTAGCCCCCAAATACGTTTGATCTATCCTCGAGCTTTCCGCAAACGTACCTAGCTCCGCCGCCTGCCCAATATCAATCCGCCCCTGGCGGACCATCTCCTCATGAGCTGCTTGCAATCCCGGCACACTCTGCAGGTGTTGCATACTTCTCGTGAACAAAGTTCGTGCGCCGGCTCGAGCTACATTATGCCCCAGCTCCAGCACCGTCCTTTCGCCAAAAAGGTTCGAAAGATACGGATAGCTCACAACCGGAACCTGCGTGAGGTTCATCAAAGCTGAGACCGGAGAAAACCCAAGCTGATAGAGGAAGGTCAGAGCCTTAAGCTTAACCCAATCCTTCCCTGCCGTATCCATATCCCTAGCATGTGTACGTAGGGTGTCTGCAATGACAGCCCGGCTCGTACCATCAGCTGCTCTAGCAACCGATTGATCCAGATCTCGAAGTGTATCTCTAATCTGGTCATGAAACTCAATCCTCGAAAGATACGACGCGCCAGACCTAAAATAATGTGCATATGCACGAATGCCGTCCAAGCTATAGCCCGGCGTACCCTGACGTTCCAACCACCTCTTTCTAAAGCTGTTCTCTGGAGCCATAAGTTGCGAGAACCTATCCAGCCAGTCGCTTTGCTGCGGCGAGATACCTGGAAGCTGTGCCTTGATCCTCTCAAGCATCGGCCCCGGAAGTCCCATGAAATCTAGAACACTTTCAGGCACTTCTGCAATCTGCACATCATGCAGGGGATTTTGCTGCGCATAACGTACAGCCGCTGCATCTCTTTCCGCCAAAGTCGGATGGAGGCTGAAATGCAACACCCTGCGGTTGTTAGGATCTCTCGCAGTCACGCTATATTTCCCAAATCTAACCATTGGAAAATACGGACGCGAACGTAATCTGTTCATATCGGCCGCAAGCCGAGCCAGCTCAGTATTCATCTGAACCGGGTTGGTCGCAAACCTACGCTGAATCTGGTCAGAGAAAACTCTCTGCATATCATTCAAAAACGCGCTAAAGTCATTCATGACCCTAGCATATTGCTGCAATCCCTCACGAGAGATCTGATGTTGTCTAGCATAAGCTGCGATCTCAGCCTGCGAAGGATTACGCAAGACACGGTTTTGGACTTCAGCCGGAGTACGATACCGCATCTCCGTTGCCCAGAACATCATATCGCTCACGCGATCTGCCTGGTCTCTCGGCAGACTATCCCAACTATGCGCGGTCTCACCCGCCCGGCTGATCCACTGCATCCGGCGCTGGTTCTGCTGATCTCGCCAAGAAACATAATCCCTCAACTGAGGTATGTGTGGGTTGAGCCAAGCAAGCTGTCTAATCATCAAGCCCTTCTTACCTAAGGCTATTTGACGATTACCCCACAGCTGTATAGTATACGTTCTATCCTGCTCGGTCCCTCGTGTTGTCCCACGGATGTGTCTACGAACCTCAGGGTTCCTATCCCCATAACGTCTAAACACCCCACGGATACTAAGCATCTCAGGTTGCGGAACATAGCCATCTATTTGCTCATGTTCCTGCTCCTGCTGGCGTTTTAGAAACACATATGGATCTTCGATGTTTCCGCCCAGCTCGTCTCCAGTAACCCTATAGCTAAGCTCGCTATTCCTTCTCGCAGCGTCTTTCTGCCATTCATTCATCTGCACACTTCGCCGCACCCACTGCTCGCCAAGCGCCGGGTCGTCTTTAGCCATCTCAGGTATTTGCTTAGCCAACCCTTCCATATAGGCTATGCGTTCTTTAAGATGCTTACCCCACCACTCACGGTTAACATCTTCTACTGTGGGTAGCTTGCGCAGTCTTGCTTTAAGTCCCTCAATATCTTCCCAGATATGTTTCGGACTTAACCATACCCCGCCTTCTGCATCCTTTACATAGAACTTAACCCTCTCAGGTGCTCTGCGATTAAGGAAGTTATAACCCTGCTGCGTTAGTACCTGTGCAGTTTTAAATGGCTCACCTCGTTCGCGCTCGGCATAGCGTAGGATAGCTTCACCAAGACCCTTCCCCTTAGCACCCTTAGCGCTAAGCATCTGGATCTCGCCCTTACTATCTACTTCGAGATACCCTACATTAGCTTTCGTCTCTGCATCGTAAAGGTTCCAGGTAGTATTACCAGCCTCATCCTTCGTCGTAGTAACAAAGGTTTTATAGCCAGTATTTGTTTCTAGCTGCCGTAAGCCCTCAACATTCACGATCTTTTCCGGAGGAATAACCTGCGCTTCAGCCGTCCTCCGCCTCTGGTTAATCTTATTAACCCTGTCGGTGATCTCACCTCTATAGAACTCATGCAAGACGTCCTCAGCCCGGACGAAGCCCCGGCCACGAAGCATATTACCTATCCGCTCGAAGAACGCACTGATGCGGTCGAGGATACTATCTGCGACATCCCCGTGCCTGAACCCGTCATGGTTGGAATCTACTAGAGCAGCTACGTGCTCATTATCTATATACCTTTCAACCATAGCAGACTTATCTGCTTCCGACATATCCGGAAACATCTCAGCAATCCGCTGACCTAGATAGTCCCTATACGTCCTCTCTGTACTTTCGTTAAGCACGCCAGCTTTCTTAGCTGTCTCAACCAACATCTGGCGTGTCTTAGGCGCAATGAAATCTTCTACTGCATGCCAAGCTTCATGTACGACAACCTGATTAACTAAATCAAGTCTATCCCGCGTGTTATCCACCCAGGCGAGAGCACCCAGCATAAGCTTTATAGTCTTAGTATTCTTATCCGCAAGACCAAAGTTCAGCCCGGAAGAAGTAACCTCTTCATCTGTCGGAGAGGTCTTATCACCTTCAAGCTGCCAGCCTTCAGGAATAAGCTGCTTGAGCTCCGCCACCGCAGCCTGGACTTCTTGTATCACGCTATCTAAAGCGCCAGATTTCGGCGGACTCAAAGCCACCCTATCGCTCGCGCGCATAAACTGTATCGGGCTTTGTCCTAGACGAGCAGCTTGCTCTACATAATCCATCCAGGAGTTAAACTCCCAAGCCGGCTGGAACATCTGCTCTCTAGCTTGCTTACCCCACTTAGCATCAAGCATATCGTAAGCAAGTTTAAGATCCGAAGCACCCTTCTTAAAGAACCTATCCGTATTGTCTAAAACCCTCTGACTCTGATTAGCCCAACGGCGGAACTGCTCAGCCAGATATTCGACAAACGTCAAATAATACATATGGTTCTGATGGCCGGGATTGCCAAGCAGAGACAAGCTCGAAGCATGTCCTTCCTTCGTCAGATTCCAGGCAAGCCGGGCTCTTTGATAGCCTTGCATAACTTGCGCTTTCATTTCCGCCGGCGTTCTATCCCAGGCGCGGAAAGTAATGATATGACCTATCTCGTGGTATACGATCTGCTGAAGCATATGCTCCATCGTACCGGTCAGAGGACCTCCCGGAATTTGCATCGTGTCGAAATCTACTGGTATATGTACAGATGCTTCCGTGATATCTGCATATGGACCCGGAGGTTTCCCCGACCTATAAGCCTGCAGATCTACTACAAAAATAGGTCTATTCTTAGCTCCAATAGCTTTAAATATATCATCTATAACAGGCTGAATATCTCTAAGAACCTCTGCTATTCTTTGAGCTTTTGCAATCCTTTCCGGAATAGCTCCGCTGATGCTTTCATGGCCTACGATATGCACTCCGACCTGTGGATCTTTTTCCGCAAACTGACCTGCGTTTAGCCGCTGCTGGCTAAACGGCATAGGTTGATATGCTGGAATAATATCGCTAGATTTAATCCCTTTAACCGGAACTAAAACTCTATCCACTTTCGGATTTGCTGGAGCTGAAATACCTTCCTTATGTAGCTTTAAAAGCTCTTTAAAATTCCCTGAAGCAGCTGCATCTCCCCAACGCTTTACCTGCTCAGGCGTACCTTTAAGCCCATAAATCCTTTGCGGATCTCCAGAGATAAAATCCTTCATATCTGTCGTTGTGCCATCAAGCGTTCCCCAATCTGAGAACTCTTGAATAGCATCGTGCATATCAGGAGTTTTAAATACTGGTGTACCGTCTCGGCTAAAAACCAGAATATGATCCATCCGCTGAGACTTCGGAAGTGAACTAATCCTCTCACCGGTGAATCCACCAGTATAGGTAAAGCTCTTCCCTGGATTCGGGACTACCCGCAAACCGTAGTTATCTACTAACTCATGATACATCCCCATCTTCCGTGAAGGGTCAGGCTCCATGAGCATCTGAGCATACATCTCGGCTGTAGCCTGCCCGAGATTAACCCTTCTATCATTCGCCCGTGGCGGAAGGTCTTTCAACCCCGCGGTGATCTTACTTGGATCGAGCGACCCGAGATCAACCTTGTGAACCGTGGGAAATTCTTTCTGAGCCCCTTGGAGTGCGATTTGTTCTTCCAGATCGGTCGCGTTATGTAGAGTGTAATCTGACCCGTCTCCGAGCACGTATCGTGGAATATTCGTGTCGAGCTCATTCTGGCGTTTCGCCACATAGTATGGATCCTTTTCGATCTGTCCGCGAACTCTTGCTATCTGCTCCTCAATCGCAGGCGTAGCTTCAGCAACATCAAACCTAGCTGGAATGTCAGGAGGAGCCGTACGATCTTGAGTAGGACGATCGGGTCCCGATACCTGCATACGAAGATCACCCACAGCATTCGCACGGAGGTTATCCTTCTGCTGTAATACCGCATTATTATAAGCAGCTTCGTCTGGTGTAATCGGCGGCTGCTGGTCGTTCGGTTTGCTGATCTTACTCCCAGCACCCGGCTGATTATTCGCATTAAACTTCGTATTGCGGAGGCTAGCCTGAGCTTGGTCGAAGTTAGTTCCAGCATCTGTAGCTTGGGTAGCTAAGCTGCTGAGATCCTCAGGCAAACTAGCTAAAATACTTGGATCACCCATCTGTTGCGTAGGCGGTCCGGGAGGACGCATGGCAGGCTGTTCAGGAACATTCGTAGTTCCTGCACTTTGCCCATCTAAAGCCTCAAATCCCGGAGGCAAATCTGTAGGGTCAACTAACGGCGTCTGTGGCTCAGGGAAGAACTTACCTGTAGTGACCTTACTTAAAGCTGCATGTCCTGCAACTATCGGAATACCTGTAACTGCACCTTCACCTGCAGCTTGTAAGACATTATCGCTAACCGGCTTTCCGTCAAGAATATTCTGGGTAGCTTGCTGCCCGCCAGCTACTACCGGCTGCACACCAAAGGTCTGAAACAAGACATTCTTGATCGGACCTTTAAAGAACGGCACACCCGCGATCCACCCTGCAGCACTCCAAGCACCGGAGTTAGCTGTAGTCTTTAGTGCCCTCTCATACGCTCCATCTGGATCATTTGGTGTCTTTTGCAGCTCAGCCTGAAACGCCGGGCCGAGCGTCTCCATTGCAGCTTCGCCAGCACTTCCTAAAGCACCCGCAGCTATACCTAAAGCTGGACCGCCAAGCTCCGTACCAGCCGCACCTGCCAGCACCGCAGTTGTAACATTCGGAACGCTTTCGCCGACACGATAAGCTAGCTTATCTACCGTACCCATATCCGGCATTGTGCCGAACTCGAGCGGCTGAGCTGCCTCAATACTCGGATCAGGCGGAGCATCAATTCCACCTCCGGCAGTACTAGCTTGCCGTCTAAAAGCTTGCTTAACACCTTCAAAAGCAGAACCTAGAACGCCCTTATCTTCTAAAGGCTGAAACCCAGCAGGTACATCACTTGCTGTATTATCTCCACCCGTTACCGGCTCGAAACCAGCTGGCACATCTTGTGCTACTGGCTCGAAACCTGCCGGGAGTTGTTCATCCGCCATAAGGTTTTCCTGTCTTTACATCGTACCAGGTGCCGTTGCGTTTCTCGATGACTTGACCTGTTTTGGGGTCACGCGCACGTTGAACGGGACTTTGTATTTGGCTAGGCGTAGCGCCCGGCAAATTTCCATTGGTATTGACCCCGGCCGGAGGCACTCCCCCGCCAGTGCCAGCCAAATCTCCGGCATTTGGGTTCCCAGCAGACTGGCCACCAGCGCCGATTGATCGCGCCCCGGCAATCGCATTCTCAGCTGCTTGCCTCGCCTGCTCGATCACCTGATCTTCACTCAGCGTTCCATTAATATATGGAAGCGATTGTCGAAGGCTCGTAGCTGTAGCATTAAACGTCCGATTATACGCTGCGGTTTCCGCACCACTTTTCGGCTGCAATCTCATCCCGGCAGTTGTCAGACGGGTGTTAGCATAGATATTAGCTATGTCTTTTCTATTAGCTAATTCTTCACGCTTAAGCTGATCTTCCTCACCAAACCGTTGCTGTTGCCTAGCTATAGCATCGGATTGATCCGTATCTTTTTGGATATTCGTTCCGACGTTAGCTCCGCTCTCCACGCCAGCACCAATGCCTTGAGCGATCTGCTGAATAGGACTGCCCCAACCACCTGCCATGAGAGAGAGCCCGGTAGATAGAAGCGCAGCGCGAGTAGCAGGATTGGCCAGATACGCATCCCATTGATCTTTCGTAGATGCCGGCTGGCTATCGCTTGTAGAGTTCTGAGCCTGCGGGCTCAGCATAGCCCCGAGATCGAACATAGCTTACCTTCCTAAAAACGAGCCCAACGTACCTACAGGTCGAACAGGTGCAGTAGGTGTTCCACCTGGGTTCATTCCGCTTATAATCTGCTGGATCAAAGCATTTAATTGCGTTGAAGCGCCTGGAGCAGGATTAGTTTGATCTGGCGCTTTTTGCGCCCCAGCAACCCCGCCGCTCATAATAGGTGCAGGTACTTGTGGACCTTTAAATCCCTGCAATGCAGCCCAAGGGTTCATCGGGGAGTCTGCGTATGGACGGGTTGGAACCGCACCTGGAGCTGTAGCAGGTCCTACACCACCTGGGCTCATACCACTCGGGCCGAACGCTGACGGCGTGAGAAAGGCCCCTAACGGACTCTGGCTCGTATCAACCCCATTCACCATACTAGGTGCCGTTGGCGGTGTAATCCCGTTATTTGCAGCAACCTGTGAGATCAAGCCAGGATTATTAGCAGCCAACATTTGCAGCAACCCCATATCAAAAGGGTTGCCATTCCCAAACCCTGACATATCCATGCTCGGGGTGTTAAAATCAAATCCAGCCATTAGCCTGTCAAGCCTCCCAAAAGACCAAAGATACCACCTAAGCCACCACCTACAGTGGTTCCGACGCCCGGAATAATCGAGCCGATCGATGCGCCTGTAGCTGCACCGCCCAGTGCGCTAGTGAAAGGATTTGGCGAAGGCTGTGCACCTGTAGCAGTGCTAACCCCGCTAGAGCCGCCAGGCAAGCCGGACGACAAGCCGTAAAGTTGCTGAGCTTGCAAATATGGTAATTGCTGACGAAGCCAGTCTAACTGAGCTTGTAATGCCGCTTGGTTATTAGCATTGTTTACGTCTTGGTTGCTCTGAGCCTGAGCAAGCTCTCTCTGCTGTGCACCTATCCCGGCAGTTACCGTACCCGGCGCGAGCAAGCCCTGCATTACCTGCGGGTTAGCAGCTATTGCACCCTGAAGGGTTTGGAGCCCGTTTTGGTACGCACCCCCGTAGAGATTTGCAAGGGCGTTAGTAATGTCCTGGTTGGTATTCCCAACAGCTTGCCCTTGAGCAACACCAAATCTAGTGTTTCCCCCGCTATTGAATCCACCACTGATGACGGAACCGCTACGCAAAGCTGGTAGGATATTTTTCGTGAGATTATCCGTAGCCGCCTGGGTGATCGCATGACCTTGAGCCGCCAAGAATGGGTTGCTATCTGGAGATAACAACGCCGGGTTCATTAGGAAACTGTTAGTACTCGCGGCTTGATTAGCCAACGTAGTCATCCAACCGTTAGCGGCGTCAAGAGCCTGATTTTGCCCCTGAGTCTCTAAAGGATTGAAGCCCAAAACCGTCGGATCTGTAACATTGACCCCAGGTAAAGTTAGAGGGTTCTTTGCATAAGCTTGCGCATAGCTCAAGCCCTGATCCGCTAAAGCTTGCGCATCAGGTGTAAGCTCGGTCTTATTGACCTGCGTTACAGTCGCCGGACTCTTCGATCCCATAGCTAGTTACTCCACAAATTCTTGAGGTTCTTCCTCAGCATTGCAGTCGGGGTGGAGTACCCGTGGCGGCGGAGTATCCTATACCAAGCATGTGAGCCTTCAAAGAGCACACTATCAGCCCCGAGAAGAAGTGCCCACTGTTCAAGATTGCGAATTAAATGTAGATAGTTTTTAACCCTATCGCAGTAAACTCCCACAATCCACAAATTCGTTTCTTTCGGCGTCCGGGCGAACTGGACGAGCATAACACCTTCGATCGAGCTACCATTATGCCCAACCCAAAGATGCATATCGTGATTGGCATGGAGTTCGTTTATGAAGCTACTCTCATCCCACTTGTCCATAAAGCTCCCTCGGCGACCTCGAAGAAACTCCGAGATCGCCGGCCAGGCAAGCAGCATGTCAGCTCTACTTAAAGGGAAGAAAGTATGCTTACTGTCCGGCTGCGTAACACTGTGCGAGATAATCTGCTGAGACGACATTTTTACACCCCAGGTTTACCCAAGTCCGGTTGTTGCGCTGGTTTTGTAACACCGTCTGCCGGCTGTCCAGACTGCTGCTGTACTTCACTGGGCAAAACGACTGGCATACTGTTTGGATCAGCAACGATCGGCTTTGGGTCGTTGTCTCTATCGTATTCGTCCCGAACAGCCACCCCAGGCAAAGGAGACTTGCGATCGAGTTGAATCTGCTGGATAAGAACATTCGACTGCTCCAGGATTTCTTGTAGTTGCTGAGCTTTACCTTGCGAAATCAGCTCACTCTCTTTGATCTTTTGCATCACAAAGAGAGCAAGCTGGATCGCGGCCCAGATAACATTGAGCCAAAGAGACATATTTACTTCCCTGAACTAGTGTCCGGAGGAACCGTAATAGGAGCAGATGCGTGGGTATACCAGCTCCACCCTGCTGCGATCACAGCTAAGACACCACCGACGATAGATTCCATCCCTGTCGGGTTCGTGAAGCCTGCGCTCACAAGATACCCACCCAAGAACTTCAAGATCGTCCGCAGAAGCGAAAGAATCTGATCAGAATTCATAGCTACTTCTTCTCCCAGTTGTTAGGGTACTTCTTCGCAGACAACTGGATATGATCGTTGTCTTTAAAGCTCTTCCAGTCCCCGCCCCATTCGATAGGGATAGCAAGCTCTTTTGCGGCTTCCTTAAAACCACCTGCAATAAGGCGAAGCATCTTCATATCGAAACTTCCACCTACCCCGCAGTAGTCTACAGCTAGACCGTAAAGATGCCTGCTATTCATCGTCTGCGACTTACCTTGTTTAACATATATGCGTTGTTGTGCCAAGGACCTTCGGCCGCCAATGATGATGAAGTCCACAGGGGACTTTTGCAAGGCTAGATCACAGACCTTTCTAAGATCCGGATGTAAGCCTACCATATTCTTCAAGCTACGTTGAGACCAACGAAAAGGCATTTTGCACTCCTTTAAGGATTTCCGTTTATATAGCAACCAGCTAGACAGCTCTGGCCGGATGTTGCACCAAGAGTTATAGCTTCAGTTACAGCCGCATCATCGAATATTTTATACGATACTTTTATATCCTGTACAAATCCACCTCCTGCGCTTACTGAAGCATCTGCAGCCGGGGTAAAAGTAGAACTAATTCCTCCAAACTGCATAAATAAAGCAAAAGCTATTGAAGGCGGGGTTGATCCTGTAACTGATTGAGCTGGGGGCGTGCCACCAGAACCCAAATCTATTGAAGGATCCCCAGAACTACAGCTTGAAAATGTTCCTCCAACTACAGAGAATACAAGAACTAGAACAACCGAAACTGCCCCAGTGCCAGTACTTGCTGTGTAAGATCTTCCAGCATCTGAAGCACTTGCGTATTTATAAGTAAATATAGCTCCTGCAAATCCGCTAGCACTAAAGGTATCAGAAACAGCTGTAGAAAAATCTGCTAGCTTTTTAAGCGTAACAGAACCTGAAGCACTTACAGTATCCCATATAACTACAAGGTCTCCAGCACTGATCGAACTGGGCAGCGTTACGGTCGCTCCCGAGCCTGAGCCATTGACAAACGAAGCTGAAGTTTTGAACTTAAACTTCGGCCGGCCGCCAAAATATATACTTCTCTTACGAGCCGTCATGTTCGCTTAAACCAAATCGTTAGACGAAGCCGACTGCAGACACTATTAGATGAGATCGTTACCGTTACGCTATCTCCTACACTTACAACATTAGCACTTGAGTGGTTTTTAGTCTGGAGAGTAGTTGAAACAGAGTTCGCACCTCCACCGAGCGCAGTAGAACCAATTTTAACTGTAGCCACACAGCTACCACTCATACACTTACTATCAACCCGTGTGATAGTATATCCAAAAGGTGCACTTATCTCTAAAGGATAATCTTGATTAACTGCACTGTCGATTGCAAATTCTTCAGATTCTTGATCCGAAGAATAGAATCTACTATCTAAAAACCCGTTAGATACATTACCTGCGCTATTACCTGGAAGAGGAGCTCCGTTCGTATAAAGCATACTCCCAGACGTCACACTGTATTGCGCTCCTGTAGCTACTCCAACAAACGCATTGCTCGGCATATAGAGCAAGCCCTGTACAGAGGCATTTGCATAAGCTGCAAAAGCTGGAGTACCTGAAATAGTTATAGTATTACCCGAACACCAGAAACGTCCACCGATTTGAGTTAGGATATGCCCAGCAGCACCCCCAGAGATAGTATAGTTTCCATTCGCAAAAGCTACCCCACCGTTGCGACTATAGACCTGGTAGTTTGTAGCAGCTGCAAAATCTATCCCTGAAAAGAATACGAATCCCTGCTCAAGAGCTAAAAGTGAATGACCGGACGCCCCGGAACGGATTTGGAAGTTCTGTAAGTATACTAAAGCCTGATTCTGAACAACCACCCCGTTTGCCGTAGTAGATCCCACTACGACGTTCGTAGGTGTAGTTGCATTGCCTTTTAAAAATACACGTCCGGAACCTGTGAAAGGCTTGTTAAATGTAGGAGTCTCGTTATAGGTTCCATCTACTAGATTAATATAAGCATCAAAGCCATTAAGATCGACTTGATACAGCGTAGATATAGCCTTAGCTATCGTAGCAAAAGCAGTTGTCGGGCTCAGTCCATCATTAGCATTATCTCCGCTAGTGACGTCAACGTAGTAGTTTGTATTAGCCGTAAGAAGTGGTCGTCCGGAAAAGCTCTGAGCTATATTTCCTAAATAATTCCAAGCTGGCGTAACTGCCGGCGGAACCACATCCCAGCAATATACACCCCCGCCATTACCTGGATCCCAATGTGTTCCATCAGCTAAGACCATCATCCCGATAACCTTCTTCGAAGGCTCGGTTGAAAACTCTCTTAACTGAATACCGTCAGACTGTCCATTAACAGCCCGCATGATATGATCGAACTCGTCCTTGACCTTCAACAAGAAAGCATCTGGATCTTGCTTTGGATCAGGAAAGTTTGACGGGGTATAGTTAAAGGTCATAGCTGTGACAATACCGAGATGTTGAAATCTATGCCTTGGATCGTCCAGGGATCAGCTGAGGTACTTTCGATCCTATAAGCTAAAAGCTTCCCAACCACACACCAATCGAGATACTCATCCACTGCACAATTAAAGTCTTGCGGATTAGCCCAGGTAATAGGTCCGTCAATCACATCTTGAGAACCTACACGTACAGTTAAGATTGCTGTACCCGTAGCTTTAATCCACATACGGTTAATCTGCTTAACACTTTTCGTGCTAGCTTTCGGATTACCTTGTCGATCCTTGCCGTCGATAGCTAATCCTGTTCGTTCAATTGCAGCTGGAACATTATCATACAGCGCATCAATCTGGAAAGCTTTGCTAGCAGATCTATCTACCCCAATAACCACATTCCGGGTTTCTTGGTTCCAAGGGGAGCTATCGCTGTTCCAGTTCTCCGTATCATCTGACCAAGTTGTAGCGTCAACATCATAGCTATTGCCTGCATCAGCACTATTAAGATCAATATCCTTAAACGTACAAGTGTTGTTTTTATAATTCCAGATGAAAGCAATATCCGGGTAGGTATTACCCTTAGTAGGATAACAGAACCATACTTCTTTCTTAGCTGTATTTTCCACCGCAAACGAATTAGCAAAGTTTTGCGTATCAAGCTCAGAAAAAATCTTCTTCCTGACCTTGTCCTCCACGATACTCTGAGCTGTCTGCGTTCCAGTATGAATGATAATATCGTCAGAAGTTACAACGAATTGAGCCGTGCCTTTGTTGTAGTTCGTAGCGCAGCGAGAAGCAAGTATCCCGCTTTCGGTAAGCAGCAAGTTCGGTGAAAAGATTGCAGTACCGCCCACGTATTTCAGCACGTGCGTTGAACCTGAGGTATACACAACCACAGAGTTGCCTAGAAGTACGGCTTCTAAGATTTCTCCGCCCTTAGCGTCAGTTAGCTGCGCCCGTCCTGCATCAACTGTCGGATCATTATAATCCCAACTCGCCGGGATTGTCCCAGGGTCGGCAAAGCTTGACCATTGAATTGTTTTTTGTAAGCCAGCACTTCCATCGATAAGATTGAAAGCTATAAGATACGGTCCTGCTGCACGTATAATCTTCGCCCGCAATCCGCTGGGCCAGCCATCAAGATCAGCTAGTTTGCTCGCCGTGCTCAAGCCAGTCCAATATTGTGGAGCATCAGCTTGGTTGTTCAAAACTGGCACATTACCTAGAAGCGTACCTTGCCAGTTTCGACCTAGCCCTGCACCGACAGTATAATTACCTGCAGTACGCGTAATATCCGTAGATGTAGTTCCATCGTAAGCATAGACTTTAGTCAAGCTAGCATAAAGCCAGAAGTTCGCACTAGGTGCAGGTACGTTGAATATGAACTCTGGCACAGCTGAAAGCGTACCAAAGACCTGTCCTAGATCCTGCCCACGGCTAACCCCGTCAGTGTTAAATCTGACATTGTTAGAGTTACTAAAAGCCTCCGGCGGGAGCAAATGCGGTTTAAGATCCGCAATCATTCCCAACGCACCCAGATTGTACAGCTCTAACGGATCTGGATCTACTAAGGGTTTCTTTGCCATTAGACTGCCACGAAGGTGTTTACAATAAATGCAGGAGGTAGGATAGAAACAGCTGTCTGTGTTACTCCGCCGTTTAAGGCGACATTACCTGAGCAACTACCACTGACACTATGCGTATGGGCTCCATCAGTAGAGGTTGGTTGAGAAGCCGGCCCTCTCGAGCCTGAGTCGCCAGAAGAAGTATAGAAGTTACCTCCAATACCTGCAGATTCAGATCCTGTTTTAGAATCATCTGATGTAAGTGTATGACTATGTGCGCCGGCACTAGCTGCAGTACCTGAAATAGTACCTGAAAAGCTTTGACTTACATTTGGCAGATTAGCCTGCGTAAGCACCACACTCTGTGAACCACCGGAGGTACCTAGAGTGCTGCCGTCGATACTTACAGCTGTAGTAATCCTTCCGGCCGCAGAGCCGCCCATATTATCTTTGCCGAACCTAGCTCGCCCGCGAAGATCGGGAAGGGTAAGCTTTTTATGAGCTGCAAAATCCGCCGCCGCACTTGTACCTCGACCTGAAGATACCGGACATACTGCGTTTCCAAAGCCGTTCCAGAGAACCTGAAACAAAGTAAGATATTGCGGACCTGTATTCGTAGCTCCGGAAGATCCATCACCTATGGTGGAGGTACCGTCACAGAGAAGATAGCCCGGAATGCTTGTCGCAGCACTGTCTAGAAAGCTCCCACTCGGGGTCGCCTGGGTGACGTAGGCGAGCCAAGCAGAAAGGCTTGTAGAATACTCCAAAATTGCGGTATGAAAGCCCTTAATCAACGAGATTGAACTAACCCCGTTGATGGTCCGTCCATTTCCGGAGATAGTTACAGCATTTATACTAAAATCTGCTTTAACTACTTTAATATAAAACCCATCAAAAGGCTCATCGGATGGAAGATCTACCTGAACTGCGCCAGAACTACAATCTACCGGAAAGGTCTTACCTCCGTCGGTAGGTGTAGCTACAACTAGCGTCGAAGTTGAAGGATCAGCTACTGTAGGAATGTAAAAAGGTGCTGAAGAATTGGGAAAGCTGGCTTGAAGGACAGCTTTTATAAGCCTCAGATGATCGTCGCCCTGGTTTCTGGGATCAGCTGCACCCGGAGCAGAAGCATTAAGGCCTGAAACATACGTCGCGGCTTCTAAAGTCATGCCGGACCTCCTATTTGATAGGTGCGATTAGAGTGTTTATGGCTTTCGTTTTGACGATCCAGAACGAGTCTGGCTTCATTTTCGATCTGCATAAACCTATTAGCCGCTACAACGTCCCGATACGTAGATGCAAGGTTCTGCCCCGCCCAGCCAATAAGGCAGTTCGGAGCATAGGTGAGCCATTTGTTTGTAGCTGAACCTGAGAGTCCAGTAATGTCTACATCTTTCTTATAATATTTCATCCGAAGCAAACTCAAAGCATTCGGAAGTGGAAAGATATTAAAGTAAAGCCCGTCACTGCTATACGCCTGCGGAGTACCCGTACAGTTCGAGCCATAGAATTTCATAAGATAATCATAATCTTCCTTCTCAAGTTCGCTTTGCGGACTGCCGTCTTCTGCGTCGTAGAACAACGCACCATCTTCGTATTCTTCAATAAAGTCCGCAACTGGTAAGGGGACTCGACGCTCACCGATCTGGGTCCTAATCGTCGTATCTTCACTGAGTAAAAACCACGGATATTCAGGTCCACGCTCGTAATGGTTTTGAGCCATCTTAAGCATCGTCGGACCCTTCGTAACTAGGTCTGAACGGTTGCCCATGATGGATGAAAGCAAAAGCATAGCTTCATCTTTAGTCATAAAGATCCATCCTTAGTCCAGGTATTACCAATTGCATCTCCAGAAGTCCAGCTTCCATCTTCAGCGGGATCGTCTTGCCAAGAAGAGGCAACTGCAACTCCTGCGGTCCATGAAGCATTAGCTGGATCTCCTCCAGCCCACACATCACTACCCTGAGCCTCTCCACTCCAGGCAAGGGAAGATAAGATTTTAAAACTTACTTCCTGACCGAAAGATGTAAATTCTGCAGGTTCTACAAAGAGCGTATAGCGTTTAGCTATAAACACATCTTTCGCCGTAAATACAAACTGCCCAGTACCTAAAGGAAGTTTAAGTTCGTAAGTTACATCCTGAGCTGAAAAGGTAAAAGCACTAACTGAGATTGGGAAGGTTATATTTAAAGCTACAGGCTTTCCTGCTAGTGCGAAGTTTGCCTTAGCTATAAGGAAGTTTACCTCAGCCAGAACCTCGTGAGCAAGCAAGGTAAAACTTCCAGCTTGTGCAAAAAGAACTTGATGCAAAAATACATCTTTAGCCGTAAGACCTATAGTAGCGGGGAGGACCTTTACAGCTTTATGCTGGAATAAACCTGCTGCTTTTGCACTTAAAGCAAAGCTAGCTGTGTTAATAGCTAAGAACCTATTAACCAAAGCATCGCCGCGAGTAGGTAGGCCGATAGCTTGACCTATAAAAGCCCCAATCATGGGATTACTCTTCTACTACAGGAGGTATGATCCATTCGTAAGATGTGCCATTCCATCTCGCTCCAATCCAACCTCCATCAGGTCCAACAGCATGACCTTCTTCAGGTGTCCATTCAGACCCCTCATTCAAAAGGATGACGTTGGAGACATTGCCTGTAGCTATTTCTATAATTGTCTTACGCATAGTATTCCTCGATGATTACAATCCCGGGAGAGCCATTACCTCCAAGGAAAGGGCTTGCTGTATTTGTCGTAGCTGCACCACCACCACCAGCACCGAATCCACTTCCATCGATGCCTGTATTACCTACAGATGATCCGCTCGGTCGAACCCCGGCTCCACCTCCGCCAAACATACTCGACCCTCCCGCACCCGCGATCTGCCCGTTTGTATTCGCAAAAGCCATTCCGAATGAACCCGGAGCGCCAGCTGCATTGATAGAGCAACCAGATGCAGTTCCGCCATTTCCGCCTTGGTTCAGAGTAGATGTACCTTGTGCTGAAGATCGCCCGTTTCCGCCGTTACCACCAAGTGCGGCACCTAAGGCTCCGCCGTTTAGATTAGAAAATCCGCCAGTTCCGCCCGTACCGCCTACATTAGCTCCATCGCCTGCAGCCCCTCCAGCTCCAACTGTGACGTTTATAGACGAGATCGATCTGACGTCTAAATAAACTATACCTAGACCGCCGGCACCTCCACCACCTGCTCCGCAGAATTGAGCAGCAGCAAGCTGAATCCCTCCACCACCTCCGCCACCTCCGACAAGATAAGCTTTAATCCTCACACACCCTGCCGGCTTCGTCCATACGCCGGAAGATGTAAAGAACTGAACTGTTGGACCTGCTAGCCCACTTAACCCGCCCGGAAAAGGTAAGCCTGAGCAATTCGCAAGATTGCCGCTATTAGGCGTACCTAAAGCCGTACCACTTCCCAAAGCCTTATTAGTTAAAGTCTGCGGAGCATCTGTAGTTACAATCTTCGCAGCGGGAACAGCATTAGTAACATCTTTAGTGCCGGCAGAGAAATTAACAGCCGCACCACCATTCGAACTCTTTAAAGGCGTTCCGCGGACGAGGATGCCAGCTGAGCTGTAATAGCACGGCGCAATCTCCCATTCATCAGCACTTTGATGGCTGATGAACATAATTGGATTATTTGCACCTAGGTCGCTCGTACCAAATACAGTAGCTCCACGTCGCTTACCCGAAACGCCAGCGGTTGTAAGATTCCCCGTACCTGTACTAGTCGTGACCTCATAGATGAGGTCATCTAAAGCTGAAGCCATCTTTAGCCCTCAACAACTCGAGGTGCATCAGGATCAAAACCTGCCGGCCCGACCTGTCGGTTGAGCGCCCGCGAGAGCATTGCGATCTGCTTATCAACCTCAGCCAGATTTTTTTCGATCTCTTTAATCCTTCGATCGAACTCCTGCGTAACCTCGCGAGAAGCATTCACATGCTCATCTCTTTCCAACCTTACGGGACCAGAACGAGACAAGATCTCTGAGCGAAGCTCTCTCAGCTGATGAAATCGTTTCCGCATCGCTTCGGGTTGATAGATCGAAAGATCCATTACTTAGTCTCCTCATCTCACCTTCGCGAAACCCTCGAAGGTAGATTAAAACTGCATTCCACGCAGCTCCGTGGTCACAAATATCATATGCAATAGGCTCACCGATCGTAGGATCAGAGAGCCTTATCATATACACCCGCTTCTTCTTAGGATGCCATTCAAACCGCATAAGCGCATTCGGAGCACTTATAGTTATGATTGCACCCGGAGGCGGATTGTAAACTTCTACTCCCATCTTAGCTCAA